ATCTAAAATTAAAGCAATTAAAGATGGTAAGCAGGTAGAATTTGCTAAACGTACTAACCTACAAATTGATAAAAATCACATCAATGGAGTTACTACTAGAGGTAAAATTGTAATGACACCTCACGGATTCATTCTTGATAATGATAAAGCACTTAAAAATTATAAAGATGAACATAAAGAAGCTTGGAAAAAGATTCTAGGTGGTGGTGATTTTATAATTGCTGAAGAGGAACAAGCATATACTGATATTTCAACATTTGCAGATGAACCTCAATAATTAATACATTAATCTTATACTGAGTAGAGGCAGTAGAAGGATTTATAAGAATTTTATTAGAAACTCAAGCGTTAGTAGTTCCCCTCTACCCTCGAAAGCGCTTGGGTTTCTTTTTTTTAAGAAAACCTATTATTATTCGTTTATTCGAAAAATAGTTCGTATATTTACGTTATAAAATTTAAAATAAGTTATGGATAAAAAAGATTTATTAAAACTTCTCAACAATATGGATGAGAAAAAACCTGAAACAGTTGAAGGAGAAAGAGTATTAATGATAGATGGTTTAAATCTATTCTTTAGAAATTTCGCAATGTTAAATATGGTTAATCCTGATGGAGTTCATATTGGGGGATTAGGAGGATTTTTCCGTTCATTAGGAGCATTAATACGTCAAATTAATCCCACTCAAGTATATGTGGTATTTGATGGTGCTGGATCTTCAAACAATAGAAAAAACTTACTCCCTGAATATAAATCAGGTAGAAATTTACAACGTATTACTAATTGGGATGCATTTGATGATTTAGAAGATGAAGATGATGCTAAAATAGATCAGATAGTTAGGATTATTCAATACCTAAAGACACTACCAGTTAAAACTGTATCATTAGATAAAGTAGAAGCTGATGATATTATTGCATATTTGGGAACTATAATCCCTCAATCACCAAAAGATAAAGTATTTATTGTTTCTTCTGATAAGGATTTTTTACAATTAGTAAATGAAAATGTAATTGTGTATCGTCCTATGGAAAAAGAGTATTATACTGAAGCTACAGTTGTAGAAAAATTTAATATGTCTCCTAATAACTTTATTATTTACAAAACCTTAATGGGTGATAATTCAGATAAAGTTGCTGGAGTTAAAGGATTAGGTCCTAAAAAATTAAAGAAATTATTCCCTGAGTTAAGTGAAAAAGATTTATCATTAGATGATATCTATGATATATGTGAAGCTAAATTTAAGGAGAATGTAATATACGCTCGTATTATACAAACAATTGATAGTTTAGAGAAAAATTACAAAATTATGGATTTATCAAATCCAATGTTAGATGAAAATGATAAAAACTATTTAAAGCAGGTTGTAGAATCAGAAAAACCTACTTATCTTCCAGATCAGTTTTTAGGAATGTATAATACTGACAGATTAGGAAACATAATTAGAAATGTTGAATACTGGATTAAAGATGTATTTGAAAAATTAAGCTAAACCTAAAATAAGTTATAAATAAATTAATTAAACTAATTAAAAAGTTATAAAATGACATTAAATTCCCTAAATCAATATGGACCAGCATTTCAGATTAAAGTAATCTCTGCGTTATTAACTCATAAAGAATTTTTAACCAACATTCACGATATAATTAGTGATGAATATTGGGATAATCAAGCACATAAATGGATTATAAATGAGATAATCAGATATTATGATAAATATCATACCACTCCTTCGATGGACATCTTAAAAGTGGAATTGAAAAAAGTAACAAATGATGTTCTTAAAGTTTCAATTAAAGAACAACTTAGGGAAGCATATGAAACATCAAATGAAGATTTAGAATATGTAAGAGAAGAATTTTCAACATTTTGTAAAAACCAACAACTTAAAAAAGCATTACTTAGTAGTGTTGATTTATTGAAAGCTGGAGATTTTGATGGTATTAAGTTCTTAGTAGAATCAGCATTAAAATCAGGTCAAGATAAAAATGTAGGACACGAATATAATAAGGACATTGAAGCCAGATTTAGAGAAGATGCTAGAGTAGCAATACCAACACCTTGGGAAAGAATTAATGATTTAATACAAGGTGGAATTGGAAATGGAGATTTTGGTTTAATATTTGGTAATCCTGGGGGAGGTAAATCTTGGAGTTTAGTAGCTTTAGGTGGTTATGCTGTAAGAATGGGATATAATGTTTTACATTATACTTTAGAATTAGGTGAAGATTATGTTGGACGTAGATATGATGCTTTCTTTACAAATACTCCAGTTGATCAAATACTTAAAAATAGACAAAAAGTAGAAGATGTAATTCCACAATTACCTGGTGAATTAATTATTAAAGAATTCCCAATGGGTAGAGCAACAATATCCACAATTGAATCACATATTCGTAAAGTAACTGATTTAGGAACTAAACCAGATTTAATTATTATTGATTATGTTGACTTACTTTCAGCAAGAAAAAGAACAGCTGATCGTAAAGGTGAAATTGACGATATTTATACGAGCACTAAAGGGCTTGCTCGTGAATTAGATGTGCCTATTTGGTCAGTATCACAAGTAAATAGAGCAGGTGCCAAAGATGATGTGATTGAAGGAGACAAAGCAGCTGGATCATATGATAAAATTATGATTACTGATTTTTGTTTATCACTTTCAAGAAAAGCAAAGGATAAAGTAAACGGAACTGGTAGATTTCATATTATGAAAAACAGATATGGAATGGATGGTTTGACATTTGGTGTAAAAGCTGATACATCAACTGGACACTTTGAGGTTCATGATTATGATCCTGATGCTGATTTTGAAAATGAAGCTAACCAACAACAAAGAAAGAACCCAAATGATTTAGATCATTTTGATAAACAAATGTTAAATAATAAATTTTTTGAATTAAATGCATAACTAACCAAACTAAACCAAACTAATATGCCAAAGAAAAAATCATTACTACAAGAACGAGTTGTATATAAACCGTTTGAGTACCAACAAGCAGCTGACTACTGGTTAAAACAACATCAAGCACATTGGCTTCATACAGAAGTTCCAATGATGTCAGATTTAACTGATTGGAATTCAAACTTAAGTGAAACTGAAAAAAATATAATTGGTTCTATTCTAAAGGGGTTTGCTCAAACTGAAACTGTAGTAAATGATTATTGGTCAGGATTAGTAACAAAATGGTTTAGAAAACCTGAAGTTATAGCTATGGCTACTACTTTTGGTGCATTTGAAACAATTCACGCTGAAGCTTATTCATTATTAAATGAAACATTAGGGTTGGAAAATTTTGATGAATTTATGGAAGATGAGGCTACAATGGCTAAAATTGAAAATCTTACTGATGTTAGAGATAGCTTTAAAGATGAAAATGATCTTCATGAAATAGCTAAATCACTTGCCATATTTTCAGCCTTTACTGAAGGTGTTAATTTATTTAGTTCTTTTGCAGTTTTATTATCATTTAAAATGAGAAATAAACTTAAAGGAGTTGGACAAATAGTAGAGTGGAGTATCAGAGACGAATCATTACACTCAGAGGCTGGGTGTTGGTTATTTAGAACACTTATAGAAGAAAACCCTAAATTAAAAACCCCTGAATTAGAAGCAGCAATCAATGAAGCAGCTTTATTATCATTACAACTTGAATTAGATTTCATTAAAAAATGTTATGAATTGGGTGATTTAGAAGGATGTTCACAATATGATTTAGAAAACTTTATTAAGAATAGAGTTAATGCTAAATTAGGTGATCTCGGATACAAAGGAATTATTACAGATATTGATATGAAATCAGTTGAAAGAATGAAATGGTTTGATCATTTATCAGCAGGTAAACAGCATACTGATTTCTTTGCTAATAGAGTAACTAATTATAGCAAAGGTCATTTACAATGGGATGAATCAATATTTTAAAGTATAAAGAAGAAGATAAATAATGGATAACAATAGTTTAATAGCAGATTATACAAAGTGGGAATGTGGTAAAGATTACCCTGAATGGTTTGATGATGTTTCATTATCAACTATCAGTAAAGGATACTTATTACCAGGTGAAACTCCCAAAAAAGCATATAGAAGAGTTGCACATGCTGTAGCATTAAGATTGAATAGACCTGATTTAGAAAATAAATTTTTTAAATATATTTGGAATGGGTGGATTGGTTTAGCCTCACCTGTTCTTAGCAATACAGGTACAGATAGAGGTCTTCCTATTAGTTGCTTTGGCATAGATACCCCCGATTCAGTGCGCGGTATAGGCCTTACAAATGCGGAACTAATGCGTCTCACAAGCTATGGTGGGGGCGTTGGAATATCGCTGAATAGAATTAGAGGAAGAGGTGAATTTATTACTGGAAATGGTAAATCTGAAGGAGTAGTTCCTTGGGCTAAAATTTATGATTCAACTATTATTGCAACCAATCAAGGATCAGTTAGAAGAGGTGCTGCCTCTGTAAATTTAGATGTTGACCATAAAGACATTAAAGAATATTTACAAATCAGAAGACCTAAAGGTGATCCTAACAGACAATGTCTTAATTTACATCAATGTGTAGGTGTAGATGATGCTTTTATGAAACGTTTACAAGATCGTGATAGTGAAGCTATGTCTACATGGTTAGAAATATTAAAATCACGAGTAGAAACAGGTGAACCTTACATTATGTTCAAAGATAATGTTAATAAAGATAATCCTTTAGCATATCGTATGAACAATCTTAATGTAAGTATGACTAATATTTGTACTGAGATCACATTACATACAGATGAAGAACATTCATTTATTTGCTGTTTATCTTCTTTAAATTTAGCAAAATATGATGAATGGAAAAACACAGATGTAGTTGAAATAGCTACTTATTTCTTGGATGGTGTGATGGAAGAATTTATTTCTAAAACTAATGGTAAAGATTCTATGGCTAGAACTCATAGACATGCTAAAAAAGGTAGAGCATTAGGTTTAGGTGTAATGGGGTGGCATACATTTTTACAACAAAGAAATTTACCATTTAATTCAATAGCATCTACAGCTTGGACTCATACAATTTTTAGCCAAATTAAAACTCAAGCAGAAACTGCTTCACGTAAATTAGCTGAAGAATATGGTGAACCTCTTTGGTGTAGAGGTACTGGAATGAGAAATACTCACTTATTAGCAATCGCTCCTACAGTTTCAAATTCAAGAATTAGTTCATGTTCAGCAGGTATTGAACCCCAACCAGCAAATGTTTATGTGTTTAATGGTGCTAAAGGAACATTTATTGTAAAAAATCACGAACTTGAAAAAGTACTTGAAGAAAAAGGAAAAAATGATAGTAAGGTTTGGGATCAAATATTAGCAGATAATGGATCTGTAGCTAATTTATCAAGTGATATTTTAACTGATGATGAAAAAGAAGTATTTTTAACATTTCCCGAAATTAATCAGTTAGGTTTAGTTCAACAAGCTGCAATACGTCAAAATTATATTGACCAAACACAATCGTTAAATGTTGCTTTTGACCCAACAGATTCTCCTAAATGGATTAATCAAGTTCATATGGAAGCTCATAAATTAGGTATTAAAACACTTTATTACCTAAGAACAGATTCAGTAATTAAAGGTGATTTAGGTTCAAGAACCGCGGATGATTGTTTAGCTTGTGATGGATAAAAGTTCTTGAATATTTTTTATATAGGGGGTTGGTTTTTCCAATCCCCATTTGTATCTTATCCAAACAACAAAAATTAATCATTGTCTAATTTCCCCCGTGTATTTATATATGATGGAAAATTAACATCAAACCAAACAAAAACTAACAAATATTAAAAAAAATTAATTATGAAAACATTAACAAAAACTATTTTTATTTTTAAGGATTTAATGATAGCAAATGGGATAACGGGATTATTAGTATTGATAAGTTCTATTCTTTTACTCCTATCAGGACATAACGCATTTGGATCTTTTATGTTAGGATTATTAGTGTCTCGTAACCAAACATTTTTAAATCCTTTATTAAGAAAATCAAGAAATACAAAATCACTTAGAAAAAGAAGTAGAAGAAAAGTTTAAACCTTTATCTTTTTTCCCATATTTATAACAAAAGTAATAATTATGGCTTTTAAAGATTTATTTAACGATACTAATGTCATTAATGAAAAAAATGTTGTGGGTTTTGCATCATTTACCATTATGATATTATTTGCAATAGTTGATGTAGTAGCTGGATTTTTAGGTATTGAATTAGGAATCAAAGAATTTATATATAACTCATTTGCATTTATAACATTAGGTTGTTTTGGTATAGATGGTTTAACAAAAATATTTAGAAAACCAGAAAGTTTATAAATCCTTTTGAAGTTAATATTACATGGGGAATAAGATAAAGAATTACAAGAACTTCTTGAAATTCAAAAAAACCACATCTTTAATAAAAGAACAAATCCAACCCTTAGGGAATGGTAGTAAAATAAAAACCTTTTTGTTAATAGCATTATGGTTTTTACCTCTTGGAATGTTATGGGTATTATTAGTAGTATTCCTCCAGAAAAAAATTGATAATAAATTTTAAACTCTAAAATGTTAAATTCAGCTTATATGAAATCTATGATCATTTTAACAACTAGTAGTTTAGGATTTTTATGTTCTTATTTTTTAGATTTAACACTCCCAAATGCTGAACAATTTATAGCTGTAGCTGCTGTTTTACTTTTGGATGGGTTTTTTGGGGTAATTGCTGGAGTTAAACGTGAAGGGTTTAAAACATATAAAGCTCTCAAAGTATTAAAATCTATATTTGCTTGGGAAGTTATACTTACAGTTATATTAATGATTGAAGTTGGATTTAAGGGAACTAGTTGGTTAAGTGAAACTATTATAACCCCTTTCATTGTGTTCCAATTAATATCAGCACTCAAAAATGCCTCTATGGCGGGTTTTATTAAAAATGAGTTATTAAATACAATCTTAGATAGTCTCGACAAACATAAAGGAAAAAGAACAAACTAATTTGGAATTCCAAATAAGTGTTATTATATTGGGTAACTAACAAATTAAAATAGTTAAACAAAATATAAAATCATGTTAAGTAAACTTAAAGAAAGAATATTTCCATTCTTAATAGCAGTATCTGCATTATCCGTAAGCGCAAGTGCTCCATTTTATTCAATTAGTGGGTTAAGTAAATTATTTGCAGGAGCTGCATTTGCAGTTATTGTAATGGCTTCATCTTTAGAGATAGCTAAATTAGTAATAGCATCTTTACTTTACCAATATCGTAAATCTTTACCAATATTTCTAAAATTATATCTATCAATTGCTTGTATAGTATTAATTTTAATTACATCTATGGGTATCTATGGTTTCTTATCATCTGCTTACCAAGAAACTGCTAATAAAGCAGGAACAATTGATGCTCAAGTTGCTTTAGTTGAAACTAAGAGGGATAATATTAGAGAACAACTTACAATCTATAATGAAGAAAAAACCAGTATAAATACAGCAGTAGCTGATTTAAGAAATGGTTTATCAAATAATACAATCCAGTATAGAGATAGAGAAACAGGTGAAATTATAACAACTACATCATCTGCTACACGAAAAGCTTTAGAAAAGCAACTAGATCAAGCTATTGAACGTCAAACTGAGATAAATAGTAAAGTAGATGGATTAAATGAACAATTATTTAATTACGAAACTGAAATTGTTGAAGTATCTACTAATAATGATTTAGCAGGTGAATTAGGACCACTTAAATACTTATCAGGATTAACTGGTGTTCCTATGGATAAAATTATTAATTACCTTTTATTAATTATTATATTTGTATTTGATCCTTTAGCTATTGCTCTTGTGATTGCTGCTAATTTTGCTTTTGAACAGTTAAAAAATAAATATAAAGAAAATATTTATGGGGAAAAAGTATTAAATGAACCTATTGAAGAAAAACAAGTAATTCTTGAAACTCCTGTAGAAGTTGTTGACAAAGAAGAGGATTGTGGGTGTAATAAAACTTCAAGTGAAATCGAACTTGATGAAGAACTTGATGAAGAATTTGATGAAGACCACGCTTTAGATATGGTTATGAATGACATGGCTCTTGAATTAGAAGATGAAATCGCAGGGAGACAAGCAAACATTAATGACAAGGTTTTTGAAGAACCTTCAACCCCAATTTCAGATGAACCATCAAGATTAGATCAACATAAAATCGCAAGAGAAAAACAAAAGAGTAAAAATGGTAGTGGAGAAAATTTAACAATAACATACTAATTATTTGGCTACCTGAAATCCAGTTCGTATCTTTATGGTATTAAAGAAATAAAAATAAAAGTTATGATAAATAAACAAAAAGCAAAAGAATTTAGAGTTGAATTTGCAAAAGCTGTTGAGCAATTAGAAAAAGATTTTGGGGTTGCTATTGACTTAGGTCCCATTTCATTTAATGCTGATGAGTTAAGAGCAAAATTAACTGCTAAAGTAGGTGAATCAAAACCTAAATTAACATCAAAAGATTTTCAAGTAGGTGATATTGTATTCATTGACCATAAAAAAGTTGATAATACTAGAACATTTGAAATTATAAAAATCAATGCCAAAAACATTAAAGTTAGAGACCGAAATGATAATTCATTGATTGTAGTTGCACCTTCATTATTGTATAGGTAAAAAATAAAATAATTGCGATAAGGGTTGGATATCCCAACCCTCTTTCGTATATTGATAACATATTAATAATTAAATAAAAATAAAAAGTTATGGTAAAAGTAAAGGTAATTTTAGTAAGCACATTTGTAGCATTAACCCTAAGTCTAACAGCACAACTTCCAAGTTATGTTCCAACTAATGGTTTAATTAGTTTTTTAGGTTTTAATGGAGATGCTGATGATTTAAGTGGTAATGGTTCAAGTGGAACTATTTTTGGAGCTACTCCAACATTCGATAGAGATTCAAACCCAAATTCAGCATATTTGTTTGATGGGGTAAATGATTATATTGCAATTCCATCAGTAGACAATTTTCCAGATGAAAATATTACTATTAGTGTGTGGTGTTTAGTAGAAGGTGAACAATCATCATCAATATTTTCAGGAACCGAAAACTTTGGAAATGTAGTTACAAAATTTAAAATAAATAAAATCAATGGGTTTAATGATGGTTTATTTGAGTTTGCCCCAACAACTAATTCTGGGATTGGTGTAATTGACCAACCTACTAATTTTGTAGAGTTAGATGAGTGGGTACATTATGTTTTAGTTTCAAATGCTCGAGAAGGTGAAATGAAGATTTATAGGAATGGTACACTATTAACCTCAAATCTAAAAGCTGTAGACATGGGATTAATATTACCTGATATGTCTATTGGTGCTGGTTTTGATTCAAGTGGGGTTGGTAGTTTTTTCAAAGGTATTATTGATGATTTTGGTATTTGGAACCGAGAACTAAGTGTTGAAGAAATCGAAACTTTATTTGAAGAAAATGAATCAAACCCTTTCACTTCAATAGGTAAATTAAATAGTTTTGAAGTAAATTTATACCCCAACCCAACAAATGATATTGTAAATATTACACTACCACAACAGTTTGAAGGGTATATTATGTTAACTGATGTTATGGGTAGAACAGTATTAAATACAAGTTTTAATTCTGATAGAGTAAAACTTAACTTAAATAATATAGGTTCAAGAGGAACTTATTTTGTAAAAGTTGTAGATAAATCAGGAAATACATTATTAGTTGAAAAACTAATATACCAATAATACCCTAAATTCCCTCCCATTCCCCGTGATTATACTTGGTTTCCCAAAATCCTCATCGTATATTCACGGGGTAATATTAAATAATTGTAAAAATTAAAAGTTATGAAAATCATAGATAAACCAAGTAAGTTTGTTCCTTATAAAGCATATGAATTAACTGAAGATGAACAATATCTTTTAAAATTTGAAAAAGGTGTTGAAGTATTACCTGCCAGATATCATGGAACTGGAGTTAGTCATGGTAAGTTTTTCTTTTTAAGAAAACATGAAGTTGGTTCTCCAAATTGGAAAGATGGTGGATATGAATGTAGTAATTCATTGGGTGGTATTTATTGTTTCCATTTTGATGCTATTATATTACATCCAAAATATTTTAGGAAAAAGAGAAAAATTAATATTAAAACTAATACTTATACTCCTACAGGAGGTAAAAGAGGTAGACCAAAAAAGGATCCAAAAGATCTGAAAAATCCTAAGGTTTATGTTCCAACAGGAGGTAAAAGAGGTAGACCAAGAAAAGATCCAAGCAAACTTCAAACAACTCCTGAATATGTTCCTACAGGAAGAAAAAGAGGAAGACCTAGCAAAAACTAGGAAAATAAAAAAATTATTCGTATATTCATGTAATAATAGGTTATGGCAAAAAGAGAAAAATTATTTAATGTAGAAAATGAAGAGTTTGTTTTGAAGCAAATAGACAAACTCCAACCTTTAAATTACAACCGATTCAGATGGTGGAGACGTTTTACCCAAAAAAACCCACCACTTCACAATTCATCTCCATTATTAGATAAAATTCAAAATGGTGATTTAAATTTTTCCCATTATTGGTGGCAAATCAAATTTACTGAAATGGAAATTGATAGTAAAATAGATAATAGCTTAGACCACCAAGATTTTATTGAACAAACTAAAATGGATAGAGTTCGTAGAAGTCGTTTATTTGATGATTTTGAAAAGGATGAGAATGAAAAATTAAATTACATTCGTAAAGAATTTACAAAAGAATTTAGAATGACTGTTGAGGATTATGAT